CGGGGCAGATCATCAGCAGCGTCCGCAATCAGCTTGAACTCTCCAGTGGAGTCCATGATGCGGAAGGTGAAGGTTTGTGCGCCAGGACCAGCTTCGCTGGTTACAGGCAGCAGGGTGGGGTATTTGATGTCGGCATAAGTGACTTCAAATACTTGGGGGCGGATGAACTCAAGCTGACGCTCAAGAAACAGGCCCGCTTCGTCCATGCGAAAATCAGACATTAGTAGGGCCTCCTATCAAGAATCAGCGGAGAGAGTGAAGCTAGGACCATTCAGTTCCAGGATCGCCAGTCCGCTACCAGTGGTAGCAGAAAGGAAACGAGCATTGGAAAGGCGAACAGTTTTGCCAGAAGCAAAGGCATGGCTAAATTGACCAGCTTTGCCAGTGCCGCTTGCTGAGAACAGCACGCGAACCACAGACGAAGGATTGACAGCGCCAGTCACATAGACAGCCACTGCGCCTTCGTTGGCAACGTTCAGCACTTGATCAATCTTTACGCCAGGACGGTTGTCGCTATTAAGCGCAGTTTCGTCAACGTAGGTGAGCACGTTGATGCCAACTACGGTGTCGCCACTAGCGGAAAGGGTTTTAGCAGAGTTGGCAACGGTGCCAGCAGAGTTGTACACTTGTACATCACCGAAAGGCAGGACAACTGCGGTTTCGTTGATATAGGTGCCAATGGTGTTGTCGCGGATGTCAGTGAGTTGGCCTTCCAGAAGCGCAGCGTGGGTCAGAGCATAGCTCTGTTGCACACCACCAGCGGAAGCGGTCCCTGACGTGGTAAAAGTTACGGCCATGGGTCAGCGCTCCTTAGAGACGGAGAGAGGGGATTTCCAAGCATTCTGCAGCTTATCCATATAGGACGAAGGAGCAGACATTGGGGAAGCAATGGAAGCAACGGCTTTACGCAGTTCTTCCGTAGCAGCAGAATCGCCACGAGGAGCAGATTCGGCCAAGGTGTCGAACATCGCAGTCACATAATCATCGGAGCGTTCCGACAGATCAGCATCACCACGAATAGCCTTGATGGAAGCTTCCATGATTTCACGGGCAGATTTGCCAGCAAAGTCAAAAGCGGAGTCAAGGGAAGTACGAGCTTTGTCGATTAGCGCAATGCGCTCTTCAACAAGGCTGTCAACATTCACTTGCTTGGCAGTGTCAAGGTCAGTCTTGAGGCTTTCCACTTCTTCGGCAAGGGCATCGGCCCGCCCTTCGGCAGAGTCGCACTTACCTTTCATTTCTTTTTGCATGGCGTCCATTTCTTCCTTCATCTCGGAAGCTTTGGCCATCATGCCATCGTACATTTTCTTCATGTCCTCGTAGGACATTTTGGCGTCTTCCCGTTCTTTGGTGATCGCCAGAGCTACGCTCTCGGTCACCTCAAACTCAGCGCCATCAAAATTGACTTTTGCAGTCATAGATGGTTCCTCAATGGGAGTAAATAGAGAAGGATCGGCAGCATCCAGACGATCTAGATGAAGCTTCACTTGCGGGCCAGCGCGACCTCTGCGAACAACAGCAATGTGATTTCCGTTGATTTCCTTTTGGATGCCATCGTAATTCTCACCACTGTCAGTTACACCAGGAGTCGCCTCGTAATTGACGCGATAGCCTGCGCTGACCTCCTTCGCATCACCACGCATAATGCGCTCAATGGCATCTTTATCAGTGATAGTCATAACTGCACGGACAAAGCCGTTGTCATATACCACTTCAGTGCCACTGAAGCCAATTTGATAGTCCTTGGTATTAACACTATCTAATAAGACTGGCGGGTGCTCAAGAGTGATTGCTTTGCCCGCAAATGAGGCCAAGCTTTCAGGAGACGCCACTTCGGTTTCGGGACGATATTCGCGACGAATGGAGCCATCAGCGTCGGTGTAATGTTGTACACCAGTACGCGCAATGGTTGCCCAGGCACGAAGATAACCCTCAGGGGTCACTTCGTACTTGTCAATCGGCGCTACATCGTAACGAAAGCAGGTGTCGCTCATGGCAATACTCTATCAAGAAATAAAACGCGAGATAGACTAACTTAGGAAATACAGCCTAAAAATGCAGCATATTCAGCATCGGCGCATCACCACAAAAGTAAAAGCTCCCATGCTTTCCATGCAGGAAAGTAGGCAAGTGATTGGACAGCGCATAAAAGAAGCTCGTCTCAACAGCGGCATGTCACAATGCGACATAGCGGCCATTCTTCATTGCGACCAAACCACCGTTTCGCGAATGGAGCGAGGTATTATTTCGCCTGACTGTGCGGAGATACGCTTGCTTAGTTCTGCTTTTCAGCTTTCAATTTTGTATCTTCTTGGCTATCCCACATTTGTAGTCTCCGCAGTAAGCGAAGATTAATCATCGTCCTCTTCATCCGACAGTTCTGCAAGTTGACTTTCAATACCTTCCATCACATAAGACTTTGCAATAGCCTCAGCCTCAAAAACCAGCATCTTCACCTGATCAAAATGCTCGTCAGGCTTGTCATAGGCATTGATGACAAAAATGTGGGTTTCATCGAGGCGTCCATTTTTGAAATGCTGTTCTTCGACGAGGCGCCACTGTGAGGTGTTGCGGTGCTCGTTGGCAGAAAGAATGGCAAGCGCTTTCATAACGCCAATGCCATCCTCCTCTTCTTCAATCACCCGCACGTATTCGCTCATTGATCTTTAGCGCTTTCAACCATCTTAATAATGCGATTGGCCCATGCCTTACCCGCGTTTCCTCCCCATAGCAACCATGCGATGTAACCAGCATCATCTTCCCCTCCGCTTTTGTTCTTTTCATGGCGAGAGAAGAATGCAGCCATCCTTTTGATCGTTGCATAGCTCACGGCGCCGCCACCAGCCAAATCAGAAGCTCTTGCCACTCCACTTCCAATGCCCTGCTTGCCAGCCTCTTGCGTGCTAAGACCGCCTTTGCCGTGCTTCTTACGCAGTTCTAGGCCGCGACGAGCGGAAGACCGTACAGACGATGGAGGGGAGAATGACTGGGCATCTCCCCTCAATCCTTTCCCTGTTCTTCCTCCTCTTCTCCTTCTTCTTCCATCGCCTCTTCTTCTTGAAGCACTTGGCGAATGAATGCCCGCATGTACTCTTCGCTTGCATCCTTCTTTGGCATGCTCATGCCGGCTTCAGAGAGGGCAATTGCAACCGCTTGCTTGTAGTTTTTAATGGGGTCGCCGCTACTGCTTTTCAGCGTGCCTGCCTTGAATTCCTTCATGACGCGAGACACTTTTGCTTGCTTTTGCTTTTTGGTCATGATAAAAATTTCGCTCTAAGAAATAAAGCCTATTGGGGCTGTTTCAATTTTCATATTAGGGAAGAATTTGTCGCGATATAGCACCAGGCCTGTTATCAATCGTTCAGCTATAAAGGCTAAGGCACGCTTGTCATAACCATCAATAGAAAGAAAGCGCTCCTTGTATCGGCTCCATATAGGTGACAAACAGGTGAATAATGTTTCCATGAATAATTGATAATGAATCCTCGGGCCACGCGCCATGTTGCAACCAATGAATAAATTTTGAGCCCACAGCTTATCAATCTCTTCTCTGGTAAATACCCATGCGCCACTATCCGCCAGCTCTTTCGTGATAGCAGGTGCATCAAAGCCCGAGTGTCCGCCATAAAATTGCTGCTCAAGGCTGCAGCTAAACTCTGCAAATTCTGGCACATATAAAGTATCTTTTACATACCAAATCTCCGCTGGCTCTATCCAGTTGCGCCGATATTGAGCATTTCCGATATTACTTTGTTTTGCATTTTTAAGCATCCAATGAATACAAGACAGCTCCCCCCAATATTTATTCAAGGAGGAATAGTCAGCGTTTTCATCGTCAAAAGCGTAACCCTTTAGTCGCAACTTTTCTCGTTCTTTTTCATTAAGACTATAACTTCCTCCCATGATGGGAATAATTTGAGACTGCGCTTGGTAACGCACTTCTTCGCCAGGAATGCACACGGCATAAATTGCGCAATCAGACGGTTGCATATACCTGCCTCGCAGCCCAAAGTTCGTTGTAATTGTTTACACCCTTGGCCCCAACGCCAGTCAAGTCGCCCCCTCCCGAAGGCTTGCTCCACGCCATGATCGTGCCATCGGGCAGCACAAAGGCACGATTCTTTTGTTCGTGCGTGGGTGTCAGTTCTAGATAATCGCCGTAGACGAAATTGGCATTGCCGCCATTTGCAGCAAGAGCTGCTCCTAGTAATGTTGGGCCAGTGGGGCACAATGGAGTGATTCCGTAGTACTGTTCGTGACAGTTGTTGACAATCATTTCAATGGCAGTAGTCAGTGCTATGTTGTCGGGCTTTGAATAAAGAACAGTGGTCGCGCAGGCCCAAGTGGTGTAGCTAAATCGTTGAATATCGCGGAAGGCCAAAAATTCAATACGATCTCCCACCTCCACTGGATTTACCATTCTGACGGCAATGTCCATGTACCACCCTCCAAGCTTATTCAACAAGCAAAACCTGCCAAGATCAGCTTTATACGAATAGGGCTTTAGACAGTCGTAGGCCCATAGCACTTCCCCTGAATAGTTAGCTTCAATGAAGGCGCGAAGGGTTTCCTTGGTGTAAATGTGATGGTCTGCGTCAGGAAATGCTTGACGTACAGTGCCCGTGGCGTGTCCTAGGAATGGTGACAGTTCGGCGCCGTTATCAGAAAGAAAAATTTGTGATACTTGCATGATGATTAAACAATTTTTGCGGGGGTGCCAAAACCTTTAAACTCTTGATCACTTGGCTTTTGATTAAGCACTTCATTTACGATGCGCAACATCTTTTTGGTGATGACAGGCCAGGTGAATTGCTTTTCGTGAATGCGCTCGTAGCACCAATTACCAGCAGCCTTCAAAGCATTACGATCCTCGTAGTAGTAATTAAGGATGTCAGCAACGCTACTGGGGTCAGGCAGTAAACGCTCTAAACCATAGTTTCTATCAGTTTCGGAACCGTTACAAGCGATGCGTGGAATGTCATTAAAAATCTCCTTAAGACTTGTGTGGTCGGGTACTACTTGCGCAACGCCTGTAGCAGCGTGCTCACTGTTCACCAGGCCCCATCCTTCGCCTATGCAGGTGTTTAGGCCAATATCAACAGAGTTGTAAACCTTGTTCAATTGTTCAATGGGAAGGCAGTTATGCGTGGAGAAATGCGGGCTAGTGAGAATAAGCTTGCCAGCAGCGTCATACCCTGCATCACGCGCCACGCGCTTAAACAATGGAATCAACTCCCAGCCCATATCCTTAGCTCCCATATTTAGCCACAGGCGAGCGTCAGGCTTGTCCTTGGCAAATTCAACGAAGCCTTTAATGGTCAAGTCAATGCGCTTGCGTGGTTGGTTCCTATTGCCATTGAAGACAATAAACGTATCCCCTGGCACGCCTAGCTCCTTGCGGCATTCAAGAGGGTCAATGGGGAAGAATTTAGTGAAGTCCGTGCCATGTGGAATGACGGCGATAGGCTTTTCATAGCCCATCTTGACTAGCTCTTCTTTGCCAAATTCTGTGTAAGTGGCGAGTCCATCCCATTCGCTCACTGGACCATTTAGCTCAGGGAAAATGCCATAGCTGTCAATGGGCGTATATACAAAAAATTTAAAGGGAATTGTTTCCCTGAGAGTCTTTACTGCCCCCCACAAGTTAATAGCCACCCACAGATCATTCGTCACCCATACGAGATCAGGCTTAATGGTTTGAACTAGTTCGGCAATACGATGGCCGCCAAATGGGTCGGAGCCATGCACCATGGCTGGGTAAGTTTTGTATTTAATGGCCTCCTCATCGTGGTCGCCATGGTAATTAGTGGCGAGCACATGCACTTCGTGCTTCTCAGCAAGCGCAGGGAGCAGGTATTCAGCCACTCGTCCAAAGCCCGTTTGAACGAATGCGTCACCGCAATAAAGAACGCGAGCCATAATCCTTCGTGAATCTTCGCCATCCTAGTGGGCTTTTATACTGATGACAAAAGGGGACTAAATGGCACTTCCAGAGGGCTCGATTCGCTTCTGTATCAGTACTTGCAAAAAGTTTGCGCCCCATACCATTCCAGTAATTATTCCAAGCTTGCTTGCGGCTGGTATCGAACCAGAGGAAATATTAATTGTGAATGGTGGACAGACTGCTCATACTTTGACAGACTGCGAAGGCGTTCCAATGTTGCTAACGCAGCAAAATTCTTTTGAATACACCCCGCTCATTGAAATTGTTGAGCAATCCATGGAAAGCGAATATTGGTTCCTTCTGCATGACACCTGCATTGCAGGCGCGGCCTTTAAGCAATTAGCCTATGAGCCTCCTGTGGATGCACCAGAAAAGGTTGCAATGAAATACACGCCGTCAATGAGTATTGGCCTGTATCGCCACGACTATCTCATGCAGCATCGAGATCGCTTAATGGCCATCAAAAACATGGACAGCTCTCCAGAAGCACTTCAACAGTGGAAGCAATGGGGAGTGCCAAACGAGGATTACATGCTTTGGAAACTCCAAGACGCACATTGCCATGTTTACCATCTAGATAGTCATGGCCCTGACGAGTGGAATTACCAGGGGCACGCCGACCCGTATGGCACTGGCTCACAACGCCGCATTGAATACTTCCCTCAATTGGACCTAGCCAAAGCAAAAAGTAATTGGCAAGGCGTTCAACCTCACCTTTGTATTGACATTTAATGAAACGCTTGGCAATTATTGGAGCTGGCTGGGTGGGATGTCACTTGGCCTATCAGCTTAGAAATGAATATTGCATCACGCTTTTTGATCGCGAGCATGAGCCATTCCACGGCGCTTCACTGGTAAACCAAAACCGCCTTCACCTTGGCTACCACTACGCTAGAAATTCCGCCACACGCGCATTATGTCGGCTCACTTTTGATCGTTTTATGCACGAATATGGAGCACTTACTTATGCTGTAAAAAATAATTTGTACGCAGTGCCAGAGGACGAGAGCCTTTTAGATGCTGGAACTATTAAGACTATTTTCCCTCCATTGCTTTGGCAACACGAAGAAGTTGAGACTAGCTTCCTCCGTGACACTTCTATGGTCTGGCGCACACAGGAGCGCTACATTTCCCCCATAGAGGCCAAAAAATTCTTTTCTGAGCGGCTATCTCCATTGTTCAAGCAAAGCGAAATTACAAGCAAGGATGTAGAAAGATTAAAAAGCGACTTTGATTTGGTAATTGATTGCACTAATAATGCGCTATTGAAACCATCAAAGAATGAATACTTTGAAGCAGTGGCAATGTTTCTTTATAGCGTTCAAAAGCCTTTGCCTTTTGGCGCTCTTACTTATATTGACGGGCCATTGTTTTCTTTTTATCCATTTCATGATGGCACCGTTTCTTTAAGTCATGTGGTGCATAGCGTTGCGACGGAATCAGTCGCTCCTGTCAACGAAGAACCATCAAGGGAACAGTTGGAACAGCTTAGACGTAAAGCAGAAAATCACGTTTGTCATTACTGGCCTGATTTTTCAAACCATCTCTCTCAGCACAGCATTGTGCTTTCAATGAAAAGCAAGCGAAGTAATGCCAGTGCCTATCGAGCGCCATTATTCAAACAGCAAGACAATCTTCTGTCTTGCTACACAGGCAAAATTCAAGGCATCTACTTAATTGAAGAGCGAGTGCGTCAAATGCTGGATGGCTTGTAAATTTGAGCGAAATAATCGTACTCACCTGGATAGTTTTTTGCCTTTAATAGCTCGCGAATCACTCCGCCTTCATACTCGGTATTGCGCAACGCCTCTGCAAAACGTTCGTGCTTGTCCTGGCAAATAATGGCGCCAATGTTTTGGTCACTAATGTGGACATGCTTAATGTATGGAAAGTATTGAAGAAGCACGTCTTCTGGCCATTGACTCTCTAGCCATGCACTGTTTGTGTCGATCATTGTTGCTACGTGCGATAAAGAATACTCGGCAAGGCTTTGAACAATTTCTTCAACCGTGAAAAAGTATTCACCACCATATGGCTTAGCCACGGGCTCAATGCAAACAATACAATCAATGGCGGCAAGCGCATCGTTGTTTCTTGCAAGCGCGTCCATTAAATAACGCCTGTCATCTTTGCGCAACCCTGGACTGCCAAGTACCATTCTTTTCCATTCATATTTTTGCGCCATTGCTATTAACTTTGCCAAGCACAGATCAAAAGCCTGTTCATTCCAAAACGCATCAATGTCCATGCCGTAGAACAACGATTGAGCAGAATATTTTTGTAGACAGCCAGAAAAACGACTGTGCCTTTTAAAAGGCACTGCTTCTAATAGTTCAATGCCATCGGGAAGATGCAGCACGATTTCAGAATGGTCCTCGGCTTCCCAGCCAATCGCGCTAACTCCGAGCTTCATTGATAAATGCCTCCATCTCTTGCATCACTTCATCCTTGGAAAGCCAATAACCACTTTGCGTGGCCATGGTGCTGTAATCGTAAGAAATTCGATCCCCAGAAGCGATTTGCGCATTCGGAAAAAACTTGTCAATAATGTCCAAAGTTTCAATGGGAGGCGGAAACAGATTGATTACACCTTCGCCTTTTACCGATTGAATGTCTTGCCATAGACGATTAAGTGGATACCACTGATAGGCCGAGTTGCCGTTGATTTGCTCCACATTATTATCATTAAGCAAGTCAAATAAAATGTTCTTTTTAATGAGCGGATGAAAGACAGCGGGGAGCCGCACAATGCAAGTGTTAAAAGCAAGCGTGTTTTGGATAAGTGTTTCAAATAGAAGCCTGTTGGAGCCGTAACCCAATGGGCCAAAATGTGTCCAAAAGTCTTCACTTGCTCCGCAGTCAGTATGTTGATAAATATCAATGGTAGAAATAAGAATTACTTTTGTCGCCCAAACTGTCGTCAATACATCGACAATGGAAAGAATATTGTTTAAATCTTTTGCTGGGTCTTGATTAACTAGCCACTTCGTCGCGGGCAGACATGCAAGATACAGCTCGTCTACTTGCCCCGGCATATTGGCAATATTCGGCAGCTCGTGAATGTTGCTGGAATTAAAGGTGGCATCAAAGTTAGTAGATTGCTGCAAAACTCTGCCAATTAAACCAGTGTCTCCTAAAAGGACTTTCATGGGCTTCAAGCTTTGCCTTACTATACTGGCACAGCTTGTGGTTGCTGCCTAAAGTATTTAACCGTGCATTTGCAGCGTGCTCCACATGCACAACGCACACCAGGCATGGGAACGCTGCCAATAGGCACGATGCCACGCGCTGCATAGCCAAGGCAGTCTTGGCAATGCACTGCTTGAGCATCCAAGATGCGGCGCATCAACGAAAACCCACGTTGTTGCTCGCGCATTTCTGTGCCTTGCCAATAAGAGCCCCGCACGCTCTGAGCATAGAGGCCAATACGAGCAACAGCCATAGGGGCAGAAATACGGCCATCCAAAAGGTCACGTACAAAACCTTGTAGATAAGTGTATTCCGCACGGAGGCGTTGGCCGATGCGACCATATTCCGCGCTGCCCATTTCGGCCCTTCCGCCGTAGCCAATGGTCGCTGCTTGAATGTGCGCTGCTTTAATTGCTTCACGAACGCTTCCCTGCCATTGATCAAGCGTAATTGAACCGTCTCCTAACATCCGCGTGAAACGCTTTAGTTGCGCCTCCAGCTTGTCAATGCGACCATCAACAAGCTTACCCACTGATGTTTTACTTAGGAATCGGCCTTTCTCGTCACGATAACGTCCACTGCGGCGGTCATAAGACCATTCAGCGTCCATCCTGATAGACATAACGACGCTGCTGAACGAAGATAAGTCATTCAGCATTGTCAGCCTCTAGCAGCTCTTTGAACTGTGCTGGAGCTTCTTCCTTCCATTGCTTCATAGCATCCTCGATGTCTTCGTCCGAAATAAACGCAGCCTCGTCAATGTCAGCAAGCATTAGCCCTTCCACTTTCATGGGCTCAATAGCATCCACTTTGCTGCTAACAAGCTTTGCTGGTCCCCGACGATCAGGATCAGGGTCAGCTTTACGCTTGCGGGCTACAATCGTCTGTCGCTCTTCCTTGTTCATGGCTTGGGCCTTTGCCTTGGGTAGGCACTTGGGCTTACCTTCCTTCTCTTCGCGACCGCCGCATTCGCCAAGGATTTCTCCATTGGCTCCAATCCTCACCCATTCTTCCTTGAACCACTTGTCAAGATCGTCGTAATTCACGTCACCATCGTCCCCCTTGAAGCCACTGCCACCACCGTGCTTCTTGGAATAAAGTTCTTTGTATTTCTGAACCATGTATGCGCTGGCATAAGCGCTCGGCCATACTTTGAACTTTGACTTTGTAGCAGCAATGGCTTGCTGGTGAAGATCCTTGTCTTTGAACTGCACGTCGCCCCTGACCTTTTCAAGGTCGCGAGGCAAGAACAATCCTGCTGCATCTTGCACCTCACGGCTTCCGTCCATCGGCAGAGTGCCATTCTCTTCGTTCATTGGGTCGCGCCCACCAGGAGGCACTTTCATCTCACCGCCGGGCTGCGGCAGTTCACGGGGAAGCGATGGGTCGAGAGTGAGTTCCATTGACCATTCAGAACCGCCATAACGGGCCTCTGCCACTTCTTTCGGGTGGAGCACGCCAAGTTGGATGTAACGGCCGTCTACTGCCGCCACGCGAGCCCTCACGTCGGCCTTCTCCCTTTCATTCAGTTCAAACAAGTCGTTGAAATGAATGCGCCATGAATCAGGCACTTGTCCATTGGTGGGACCGTCTTTGCTCAGAAGAATCATCTCCATGAGATGCTTGATTGGGCGCTTGAATCGAGATGCCTGATAGTCACCCAACATTTTTGCAAAGTCACGCTCTTCGCTCCGGCCAGTGGAGCCCAATCCGCTAGGGCTTTCCCCAAAAAGAATGGTGTGAGGAATTTGTGAGGCGCCAATAATATCAATGCGCAGTTTCTCCAGGATTTCTCCAATGCCACCAAAGTTGCGGCTAATGAATTCCAGCTCTTCTTTCTCTGCGTCAATTGCATAGCCGCGATACACGCTCTTGCTCATGTCGTTCAAGATCAGGCGATCGCGCACGTCCTTTTCTTTGCCAGCAGCAAGCATCGTGGACAGGCCGCGAAGTTTATGCACAAAGATGTCAAATTCAGTAAGAAGCGTGGCTGCAGAACTAATGCCAGTGGAATAGAAGCGAAAGCTGTCATAAACACTCTGCAGACTGCTCATCCCCCACCCATAGTTCCGCTGCCTGATCCTGTAGGGAAGCCATTCCCCATCAAACCTCAGGATCCTGTCTTTGTGGATGTAAGTGAGTTGTGGCTGGCGAATGAGGTCGCCAGAAATGATTTGATAGTAAGTGGCCTTGGAATAGTCGTAGAGACTTTCCTCGCTGATCACTGGGGCAATCTGCCAGCGATCAAGCACTTCCATACCTTCAATACTGCGGATGTTCCGTCGATCTACGGGCTGGTTTGCAGGGCGCCCGTCGTCGATGTACAGAAGAATAACTGCGCCGCCAAAAAGTCGTGCATTTTTACAAGCAAGACCGAGGTTCTCAAGGATGTATAAATCCTCGATAATTTGCTCAATGCCAGCCACCTCTTCAGCGGCAGCACCTTCTCCACCAAACAGCACCTTGAAACCCTTTCTAGTGGCTTGTTCGGCAACAATGTCCACAATTCGCTTGGGAATCCACTCGGAATAAAGGTTTTCTAGTTCTTCCTGTGTGAGAAAGACGATGGGCTGGGCGGAAGTGAATTGGCTTTTGTCGCGACCAGTGCCCATGCCTGTGAGGGCATTCACCAGACCGTCCACTCGCAGGCTCTCATTGCCGTTGTGGCCAAGATTGACGATTTCTTCCGACATTTTCCCGCATTATGTGTTGCATCCATGCTAACTGGTGGCTACAGTAGCCACGATGTCCATTTAATCATGCCCACTCCCATTGAATTTGTCTTCACTGATGAAGAACGTCAATTGGCCATGGAGGAAGGACTGAGGCGCCAGGGCTTTAATGAAAGCAAAGGCTTGCGCGGGCGTAATGGCGGAGCCTGGAAGGGAAGCAAGGCTCTGGATATTCATCTACTGGGCGCGGCGGGGGAAATGGCAGTGGCCTCTTATCTGGGCATGAAACCTTTGCTTTATCAAGAAACTGAAGCTAAGCGCGGCTCTGATGATCTGCCTGGCATTGACGTAAAAACCAGAAGCAAGCATAAATATGACTTGATCGTCCAAAAAAACGAAAGTCCGAAAAAGAAGTTTGTCTTGGTTACGATTGAAGACAAGACCACCCTCATCCATGGCTGGTGCTATGGAGAAGAGGCGATGGAGGAGAAATATTGGGCTGATCCTGCCCGTGGACGCCCTGCATATTTTGTCCCTAAAGAAAAGTTGCGCAGCATGGATGAACTTGCATGAAGCTTAAATGCAGTGAATTTGCCAAGCTAGTTCTGCAATTAGAGTTGTGGCCTGAGCAGAAGCGCATTCTTGATTCTTATTTTGGTGGAGACAAGACGCACGCTGTGTGGGCACTAGGCCGACGCTGTGGTAAGACGCTCATGGCCTCCATTGCAGCGCTCTATGCCTGCTTTGTTCTGGAAGATCAATACAAGAGGCGCGTAAGAAAGTCGGAAAAGTTTTACATCCTCACCATTGCAAACGATCAAAGCCAGGCCAAGCTTGCCCTGAACAACATCCGTCAATTGTTGATGGACTCTCCCTTGGTGGGTGAGATCACTAGGGAGACGGCCACTGAGATTGAAGTGAGCAATAATTGCGTGTTCCAGGCCATTCCCGCATCAGCTCGTGCTTCTCGTGGTAAAGCCGTGGTGATGCTAATCATGGACGAGCTGAGCTTTGCCATTGAAGGCGATGCCAACCGTGGCGCCGGTGCCATCTACCAAGCCCTGTCTCCCTCCATCGCTCAGTTTGGCAAGCACGGTCGCATCCTGGAACTGTCTTCGCCATGGCTCACTGATGGCTTGTTCTATCAACACTATTGCGAAGCCACGTCTGGTGACTACCCGTTCATGCAAGCGGAAAACCTGGCCACTTGGACAGTCAATCCAAATTTGCCATGGGGGTGTCCGTTCCTTGAAGCTGAACTAAAACGCGACCCTGATAAGTTCTGGGTGGAATATGGTGCTCAGTTTGCCAAGAACAACTCTGCATTGTTGGCAGCGGAGATTGTTGACATTTCCGTGAATAAAGAAAGGGGCATTTTGTTTCCGCAGCGTGAACTAATGGGAACATATGTATTGGCCCTTGACCCTGCTCGTGGTGGCGTGGGTCGAGATGATTACACTGCTTGCATTGTGCATTACGAAGGTGAGCGCCTAGTGGTGGACAAATTTCACGCCTTTGAGCCTGATTTTGATATTGGCGGAAAGAAAGAAGTGAATATTGCCAAGGTAGAAGAATGGATTAGGGAGCACCACCGCATTTACGATTTTCAAAGTATTGTGCTTGACCAGTTCAACAGTTCTGGCACCATTCAAAGCATGTCTAAAGACTTCCCCATTGCTGAACTTGCTTGGTCCGTTAGCACCAAGATGAAAGCATTTAGCAAGATGAAGGAGCTCTTTAATGCTGGCCTTATTGAAATGTATCCTCACGAGAAAGCCGTCAAGCAACTGAAAAACCTCAGTGTTATCTACAGAAGCAGTGGGCAATGGGCAGTAACTGGTGGTAAAGAAGTGGGAGTAGATGACTACGCTTTTGCCTTGGCTGGTGCCATTCTTGAAGCCTCTAAGGATAATGATATTGATTGGCTGAACAGTCTGGTACGCTGATCACCACTAGAATTTTCAGGAATTTAGAATTATCGACTTTTTTGAAAAATGAAGCATTTTTATCTTTCCTTGAAGGAGGTGTCGTATCTTGTTGCATTGTTAGAAGCTGATAGGCAAACTGCTCTTCAACTGCTAGCAGCAGATCATTTTTACGAACCCTCGCTCCTGCCACGCTTGAAAAAGCTGCAGCAGCAGTTAAAGGTGGAGCAACTTGCAAAGAAAGAAAGCGTTGAATAGACTAGCCGTACTTGCGTTTCCACCATGGTTCTTTCTCGGGCTGCTGAAGAGGCGTTTCACGCTGCCATTGAAGCCGCTTATGCCATGCAAGAGCCTGGCGTGAGCATGGAAGATCGCAAGTTGGCTGAAAAGGCCTACGCTCACCACATGCAGCAATATTATTGGCTCAATGGAGAGAAAGACAGAGGGGATTGGTGGGACAAGGAATGTTCGCTGTTCCCTGATTCTCCGCGATGCAAGCTTTATGACATCTAGCCATGGTTGGACTGTTGTTTATCCTTCATGGTCAGAAAAGGGAAGTTGTAGTGCCCCTGCGAGAGGCAAGGCACGTACATAAGCAATTGTGCTCAGAAGGAGCGGTTGTGTTTTGGAGCTGGCGCTGCTAAGATTTTGGGGCTTCCTGCAGGAGCCCGTTGGCCAACGGCACCAGCATCCTCGTCAATGCTGGTTTCGGAGATGCCGTGGATGAGTTGAAGCATTCATGGTTCTTGTTGACAGAACTACAGGCCGCACCTGTTAATTCCCTAATGCGGGATAAGTTCTGTCTCACGCCCTTGTAGCCCAATAGGAAGAGGCATCTGATTTAAGCTCAGACAAGTGTCAGTTCAAATCTGACCAAGGGTATTTTGTTCTTCTTTGTGAATCCAAGTTTTTAGTTCGTGAACATAAGCCCTGAGTTCTGCTGCCTTTTTGGCATGCCAAGGGTCTCCATGGAGAAGAAATAATTCAGTGTGATTATCAATGGCTTTCAATAAATTATGAATGGGCGCGTTCCATTTGCAGCGAATGGGGGTGTCAAACGTCCTGCGCTCGCCCACGGCTTTTGAAGAAGTCTTTAATCAACTCTAGACAAGAAAGACGGGGCTTTCTATGCGGGAAAAGCGGGGCTTCCGATGTAGCAATAGCGGAAGCCCCACAGCGTCAAGAGCCGTAGGAAGGAAGATTTACGTTGGCGATTTCCCATAGCGGCACAGGAGATAGCGTGTTCCACGCTGTTTGTTTGTATTTGGCGCTGGATATGCTAGAAGGAGCGACTCCCCACTCTTCGGCCAGGTCTTCCCTCAACCCTCGCAGTGAGCGTAGGTCAGGAAGTCGCCTCAACACTCTTACTTGATACTCATTTAAGATGGCGCCCCCGACTGGTCCTCTCTTGCGATTGCTTCTGCCATCAATGTAACGGGGATGAGAGCCTCTATTGCGAACGCAATCTTCTAGATTTTCCAAGTGATTGCCCCACCTTAAGTTTTCTGGCATATTATTTGTATGAATGTCGTCATAATGCAATACTAAATTTTTCCCTTCTGGAGGCAAGCCATGAAAAGCCAGGCAAATTAAACGAGCGACTGTGAATCTTTTTGTCTTTCCTTCTTTAGAAAGCATGACAGAATGACGGCCGCTATCTTTATTGATATTTGGGGACAATTGTCTCCCCCTGAATGTGCGCGTGCGCTGCTTCTGATTTCGCTCATCTAAAACAGTCCTGTCTACAGATCTAATATTACCCAAGCTTGAGGCTTCGTATAAATTTTCGTAGCCAGGAATAGGTTTCCAGATTTCTTCCATAAAAAAAACGGGGTGGTTAACCCCGTAATCATAGCATAAGAAGGGAATCAAATGTCAACCATAGCATGGAAGATTTACGTTTGAACTTTCAAAGAACGCGATTTGACGGCTACGACGGGAGTCTTCCATGCCAGAAGCCTTTCCTTCCCAGAACAGGCGCTCAGAGCGCTGCATCCAAGCGTTTTTGTCGAGCCATTGATCATCGCTCTTGCCCAAGTGCTCAAACAGCCAGCCAGCAGTGGCAATGCGCAGCTTATTAAGGCTTTCCGTTTCCGTTTCGCCCAGTTCCTTGGCCACCAAACCATGAACGCCACAATGCACTTGCTCGTCACGGCTAATGTCTGCTGACACCGTGCGCATGCCGATGTTGCCATTGAAGCGGAAGAACGGCAGGGCAACGAAGAAGATAGAACGCTCAATAATGGACACTTTATGAATTGGATGGGCGGGGTGCTCCATCCACACCTTCAAGATGTTTTGCACTTCTCGCTCTGCCTTCTCGTCAGTGCCATAGGCGGCAGCAACATAGTTCAGCGCTTCATCATGACGCTCTTCATCCTTCTGGTTGGAGCGCAACGCCTCAATGATGCCAGGAGTGGAAGGCAGTTCCTTCTGTAAGCCTTGCTCAAGCAAGTCCTTCACGGGCAGTTCAAGGTGGCGCAAAGCAATGGTCTTGAAAAGCGTGGATTCAGCGCCTTCCTTCACAGGCGAATTGTCCACTGGCGTGGCTTGCCAGGGGCGCTTCTTGGCGATCATTGCTGAATAGGGGCTCTTTTCAAGGACGGTCATTATTAGAAAGCGCGATGGAAAGGAATGAAAACAGACAGAAGAGGGCCGTCAAAGCGGCCCCATCAACAAAAGGAGGAGAAGGATGGGTCACTCTGCACATGCAGCGCAGAAACCAGCATCTATGCCACAAGAGACAGTCTCTCCTAAGGGCTCAGTATCGCTGAGTCCAAACATGGTCTTAAATTCGTCGTCTAAGGCAGCGTAAGCATCATCTTTTCGTTGCGTGTCCGGGAGAACTTGCAGCGAATAGTAGAGGCTTGTCTGAGGAGATTCTAGCCAATCTTTCAAGAAGGCCTCGTCGTAAATAACAATGTCGCTCCATGAGTTATACGAATAGCCATGGAAAAGACCAGTGTTTTGATACAGACGTACCAGCTCATCTGCGACCAGTTTGTAATTGTCCCAGCCCACTTCAGCAGCAATTTCCACTTCCCCATAGTCAAAGCTTTCCACGCCGAAAGTGCCACTATCCCGATCAACTAAACGAGCAATGGGAGGGGCGATTTCAGGGGCTGTCGTAAAGCCTTTGGAATCTAAATAGCGGTAGGAGCAAGAGGCTGTAGGAGCAATGCAGAAGGCGCGTTCCATTCCAGCTTCACGAGCCACTTCAGCAGCACCACTAATACCTTGGAAGATGGCAAATACGGCATTACCCACTGGCTTGTCCATAATTTCATACCAGTCTCGCGGATCTTCTTGATTGAAGGCTTTCAGGGCTTTGCCGAAGTCAGCATAAGAAATGCCATGGAGGGAAAGGAAATTAGCAAGCCCAAGCATGCCAAGCCCCACTTGTCTATCAATCACAGAAGGAAGATATTCGCCTGTGGCGCCCACGCCCGTTTTGCCATGAAGCTCACAGAGCTGCTCCATGCCCTCCACAAAGGCCCCTGTCACGTCTTCAATGGAGCAGGCGCCCATATTGACATGCTGCAGCAGGCAGGTGCCACGATGGGGGAGATACACTTCCAGGCAAACATTGGCACGAATGCGCTCGCCTTTTTCGTTGTAGCGAATCTTATTAAGCCAGATGTCGCCAGTGCCAATGCCTTTAAGGAGAGTATCAATCAGCTCCTTAGAAGAACGTTCAAGGAAATTTTCGTCTACGTTTAGACAACGTTTCACCCATGGAAGTTCTTGCCTAGAAGCTTGCAGGAAATCAAGCGCATCAGGATGGTCATAATCAAGATGCAATACTACAGCCCCGTTTTTATAGACGCCGCCGCGACGAAGAATTTCATTGAGAGTGGAATAAATCTTGCCAAAACTTACAGGACCACTTGCTACAAGCCCTTTGCCATTTTCATGCCCTTTGCCGCGCAAATTAGATAAATGAACAGCAACTCCTGCACCATTACGCAGACCATGGGAAACAAAGCGCCAAGATGCTTCAATGCCTTCCTCCCCTTCCATTGAATCTTCAACTACAAAAACCGTGCAGCTCACTGCGAGGCGACCTTCCGGGTCGTCCATCCAACTTTGGACTCGTCCTGTGCGAGCAATCTTGTCTGCCTTGGCTCCTTCCTTCAGCTTCATGA